CCAGCTCATAGAGCTTTAGTAGGAGATCAAGATAAGTTACCAGGTCACTTAAAAAAAGCTATATCTGACGCGCCGGCTCAAATGAATGCTGATCTAGCATATGATCCAATTAACGATAGAGCTGATTCTCCAATGTCTATGTACGGTAAGAAGGAATCTCCAGCTGCTATGTACGGTAAGAAAGAAGGTTCACCTGCTAAAAATATGAAAAACGTATTATCAGGTAAACAAAGATATTAAAAAACAGATTAGGAATGAGTAAATCAGAAGGCTTCGGCGATAGCGTAGAGAAATTTACAGAAGCAACTGGGATTAAAACTTTCGTTGACAAAGTATCACAGGGATTAAATATTCCTTGTGGCTGTCAACAAAGAAAAGAAACTTTAAATAAAGTTTTTCCTTACAAACAATAATTTATGGGCTTTATAATGAAAGGTGCGCCTTATGCTACTGACAACACTCCTATTTACAATGTAGATATGGAAGATGGCGTATTGGGTAAAGCTAATAACAATGGCAGTATTACTTTAAATAGTAAACTAAAAGATCCTAAGCAGATAGACGACGTTATAGAGCACGAGAAAGTGCACTTAGATCAAATGAAACGTGGTGATTTAGATTACGACGACGACAACGTTTACTGGAAAGGTAAAAAATACTCAAGAGCTTCAATGAAAGAAGGTGCTAAAGATCTTCCTTGGGAAAAAGAAGCATACACTAAAACTAAAAAATAAACACTATGGGAACATTTATGTCAGATAAATCGCATGCTTCAAACTTATTAAAATACAACGCTGTAGACGATAAGTCAAGCGCTTTATTAAATAAAGATAAGTTATCTGGTTCAGAAAGATCTTTACAAGATAAAAACATTAATATAAGTAACTCTGAAGAAAAAGAAAACTTTAAAGCTTACAAAGCATCTGGAGGAAAATTAAGTCATACTCAGGCGGCTACAATAGGTTACAAAACACCTCAAGAGTCTAAAGATGTTCTTGCTAGAAAAAGATCTATTGAAAATGCTAAATCTAAAGCTACTCGCTTGCAAGCAGAGCAGAGCGGCTTAGGTACAGAGTTTTTTGCAGGAGCAAATCCAAATATTTATAAGAAAAAATAAATGTGGAAAGTACTACTAGGTCTTTTAAAAGGAGGTGAAGGTAGGAAGTCTGTAGCTGGAGGTTTAGCTTGGGAAATAAGAGAAGCAATTAAAGGGAAAGAATTAGATCCTGAAAAATTAATAGAACTTCAAACCAAAATAAATCTAGCTGAAGCTTCACATCGAACATTATTTGTTGCCGGATGGAGACCTTTTATAGGTTGGATATGTGGCTTTGCATTGGCTTACAATTTTGTTATACGTGATTTATTTATATGGATAACAAAAACAACAGACGCACCACCACCATTACAAATGGAACACTTAATGACAGTACTGCTAGGAATGCTCGGGCTTGGCGGACTAAGAACGTACGAGAAAATAAAAGATAAAGTAAAATAATTAAATTAAATTAAATGAAAAAAGTAGAAGAAACAAAAAAAATTACTGAAGAGCAATTAGAGGTAATTACAAACCACCAAAAAGACTTAAACAAGTCTCTAACTAACATTGGTTTTCTAGAAACTCAAAAGCACAGCTTACTACATGAGTACGCTGGCATTGTTGATGATATCGAAAAGTACAAAAAAGAACTAGAAGATATTTATGGTGCTATCAATATAAATATTGAAGATGGTACTTTCACTGAGATTGAAAAAGAGTAATGACTAGTAACATTATAAGAAAAATAAGTATAGGTTCTGATTATAAAAACGAAGCTATGCATTATGCTGTAGGTCAACAAGTTTACGGCGGTCACACTATTTCTGATATATTATTTCAAGATGGAGACGACTCTTATAATATATATATAAAAAAGCACGATGAGATTCTTCCTTGGAAGAAGTTTAATAGCAATATGGCTATATCTGTTGAATACGATTTAGAGTATTAATGAACAGTGTTTACCAGTTCATAATTAAACCTATAGGCAAAAGATACAATAACGAGTTAAGTATTGGTGATAAAAAGCTAATAATTAACTCTAGTATCGCTAGTCATAAGTTTGTTAATAGAGAAGCGGAGATAATTGCCGTACCTTTAGCGTTTGAAACAGAACTAAAGAAAGGTGACAAAGTTATAGTGCATCATAATATATTTAGAAGATACTACAATCAAAAAGGTAAATCTGTAAACAGTGGAAAATATTTCAAAGATAATATGTATTTTGCCTCTGAAGATCAGATATACATGAAAAAAGTAGATGACGACTGGAAGACGTTAAAACAATATTGTTTCGTTAAGCCAGTTGTTGATAAGGATGGCTCTAGTTTAAGAAAGCTAAAAGAATGTGTTGGTATAGTAAAATACGGAAACAGTGTCTTAGAAGCTCTTAAAATAAATGAAGGCGATTTGGTTGGATTTAAGAAAAACAGAGAATTTGAGTTTTTAATTGATGACCAGGTTGTATACTGCATGGAACCCAATGACATTTTAATTAAATATGAAAATAAAAGAAACGAAACTGAATATAATCCAAGCTGGGCAAATAGCAGTTGAAGAACTTATAAAGGTAGCAAAAGAAAAGATCGTTGACTCAGAAGATGATATCTCTGCTGACAGACTTAAAAACGCTGCCGCTACAAAGAAACTTGCTATATTTGATGCTTTTGAAATATTAGCTAGAATAGAGTCAGAAGAAGATCTTTTAAATGATAAACCAAAAGCTAGCGCTGTTAAAGCTGAAGAGTTTAAGGGTTTTGCAGAAGGAAGATCTAGATAATGTACAAGCAAGATCTATACCATATAGTAGAAGACCATATAAAGCCAAACGTTCTAAGTAGAATGAATAGGCTTAAAAAATGGGAATACGGATACAATAAAGAGCATGACATAGTTGTCATAAGCAAAACAGGACAAATAGGAGAGATATATAGTATACAAAATCTATTAATAGCTCTTCCGTTGGCTGAAGACGTGTACAAGTGTTCTAAGAAGAAAGAAGAACAACGTTGGAAAGTTTTAGAATATCCATCTGAATTAAATAAAATAAAAACAGTTTATGATTGGAACGAAAGACCAGTCGAGTTTAAAGAAAAATGGTACGAGTACATCAACAGGGAGTTTGTTCGTCGTGAAGAAGGCTATTGGTTCTATAGCAACGGCGTTCCTACTTATATTACTGGTTCTCAGTACATGTACTTGCAGTGGACTAAAATTGACGTGGGGTCAGCAGATTTTCGCGAGTCAAACAGGTTATTCTACATATTCTGGGAGGCTTGTAAATCGGACAGTAGGTGTTACGGAATGTGCTATCTTAAGAACAGACGGTCTGGATTTAGTTTCATGGCATCATCCGACACGGTTAACCAGGCAACAATTTCAAGAGATGCTAGGTTTGGAATACTCTCCAAGTCTGGAGCTGATGCTAAGAAAATGTTCACTGATAAAGTTGTACCCATATCAATCAATTACCCCTTCTTTTTTAAACCAATACAGGACGGAATGGAGCGTCCAAAGACAGAATTATCATACAAGGTACCTTCGAAAAGGCTCACGCGTAATTCAATCAAAGAAACAACGGAAGACTTACAGGCGGGTCTTGACACCACGATCGACTGGAAGAACACAGGGGATAACTCCTATGATGGAGAGAAACTCAAGCTCCTCGTCCACGATGAATCGGGTAAATGGGAGAGACCAGACAACATCCTCAACAACTGGAGGGTTACGAAAACAACGTTAAGATTAGGTAGGAAAATAGTAGGTAAGTGCATGATGGGATCTACTTCAAACGCATTAGACAAAGGTGGATCAAATTTTAAAAAACTATACGAGTCTTCGGACGTCACAAAAAGAAACCGCAACGGACAGACTAGCTCAGGACTATATAGTTTGTTTGTACCTATGGAATGGAATTACGAAGGATACATTGATTCTTATGGATTACCTGTATTCGACACTCCAAAAAAACCAATCAAAGGTATTGACGGAGAAGACATCGACATCGGTGTAATATCGCATTGGGAAAACGAAGTTGATGGTTTAAAGGACGATCAAGATGGTTTAAATGAATACTATCGTCAGTTTCCAAGAACAGAGAAACATGCTTTCAGAGATGAAGCTAAGGAATCTTTGTTTAATTTGACTAAAATATACGAGCAAATAGACTACAATGAAGATCTTCGTAATACTAATGTGGTTACACAGGGTAATTTTCAGTGGGAAGGTGGGATTAAAGATACTAGAGTAATGTTTGTACCTAATAAAAATGGCAGATTTCTAGTTAGTTGGGTTCCTCCAGTTGGATTACAGAATAGATACAATATAAAAAACAATATAAAATATCCAGGAAATGAACACTGTGGAGCATTTGGATGTGATAGTTATGATATATCTGGTACTGTTGACGGTAAAGGTTCTAAAGGATCTTTGCACGGATTAACTAAGTTTTCTATGGAAGACGTACCGCCAAACTTATTTTTTTTAGAATACATATCAAGACCGCAGACTGCTGATATATTTTTTGAAGACGTTTTAATGGCTTTGGTATTTTATGGTATGCCTATATTAGCAGAGAACAACAAGCCTAGATTATTATATTACATAAAAAGAAGAGGCTATAGAGGTTATTCTATGAATAGACCTGACAGAGTTATGCATAAATTATCAGTAACAGAAAGAGAAATAGGTGGTATACCTAATTCAAGTGAAGATATAAAACAAGCTCACGCAGCTGCTATTGAAGATTATATAGAAAACCACGTAGGATTAAAAACCGATGGATATGGTGATACATATTTTCAAAGAACCTTAGAAGACTGGGCTAAGTTTAATATAAATAACAGAACAAAACATGATGCTTCGATAAGCTCTGGTTTAGCTATAATGGCATGTAATAAACATAGATATTCACCTGTAGCAAAAAAAACGATCTCTAAAGTGTCTTTAGGATTTAGAAAATATAATAATACAGGCGCAAATTCAAAAATAATATAAATAAATGGTCTATACTAACAATAACAGCATCTTTCCAGATCAGGTGGTACCTGAAGA